CGAGCGTCATATTCGTTGCCCTTACCTTGTTATAGGTGTTAAACTCAGGTGTATCAAAATAATCAACACCTGCGGCAGGAGCATCCAAAATATGATAACCTCCTGCTTGAGTTGGGTAAAAGGTTATAAAAGCACCGAGAAGTTCAGAAGACGAATAAGATGTATCTCCAATAGAATAAGTTCCGTCTGCTACTAAATTTACAGATACACTTTTCTTTACAATGTTATTGCCTATTGGCGTAGTAACACTCCATACACCCACCACAGGATTCTGTACACAAACAAATTGATATAACTGATTATCAGCAGGTACTGTGAATGAAGCTCCTGCGGACAATCCTACCAAGCTGTGTGTAGCAGCAAAGGGAAATACTTCAATGTCTCTTGAAGATGTATTTACTACATTTACTATTAATCCTAATTGTGAATCGGGTAGCTTAACTGCTATATTGCTTGAGTCAGCAGATGTTACAAGGTTTACCCCTGCGGATAATAAGGTAGCTCCTGAAAGAGTAGTGCCATTAGCAGCGATAGTAGCCTGTGTCTGTACAAGTCTATTAACCTGTAACTCGTCTAATGTAAGACTCGTTACATCTTGACCTACACCATTCTGCAATGTGCCTGTAGTTGGTGTACCTGCGGCAGAACCAATAGTCAACAAGTTGCCTACTGTAGATTGTATAGATTTATTTGATAAATTCATATATATATTTATATTAAAAAAGGGGAGAGGATTTTCTCCACTCCCCTTGTTATAATTTACAAGATTGCTATTAAGCAGTAATAGCTGCGAAACTAGTTGAGTCAATGCTGTAAGACAAACCATCTTCCTCACCTGTTAGGGTAAGTTGGAAACGGTTTTTCTCAGTACGAGATGTTCCTGAGTTTCCGTCTACAGTAGACACATATAAGCCGTGGTCTAGACCAACAACGTGAAGAGTACCTGCAGCAGTTTTTACAAAAGCTACCATTTCTTTAGGACCGTTAGACATTTGGTCTAAAGCAGTAATTTTAGAAGCATCCATCTTAGGAAGCTCTACAGAAATTGTAGGAACTGTGGTAAAACCACCTGTAGGGTCTACAGTTTTTACTTCACTAAATACAGAGAATCCGTCTTTTAAGTGGAATTCAATTTGAACTACATCCGAAGCAGCACCCGCAGCAGAGATAACACGAGTAGCATCATCTTTTGTCGTGATTGCGGTTAAAGCAGCAGCTTTAGAAGCAACGTGTAGTTCTACTATACCACCAATACCCAAGTCATCACAAGAGTAATCGATGTCAGTAAGATTTACAGTACAAGCCATTTTTTATTAGGTATTAAAAAGGGAAGGCGAACCTTCCCCTTTGTTATTATTCAGTTATTATACGTCGTAAGCAAGTACGATTTCACTACCCTTCAAGTAAGAGAAGCCTAGCTTAAAGCGACCCCATAGGTACTCGCTGTTTTCTTTAGCTTCGTATTCGCTATCGATAGCAGCTACATCATTGTAGTCGTCAGTCAACATAACCAAGTTGCTTGGTGGAGTAACGAACAAGTGGTCAGCAGCCAAGCTAGACAAGTGAATAACTTCCATACCGTAGTAAGTAGGGATAGCACCTTTAGCGATACCATCGCTGCTAGATAATGTCATAGAAGAAGCAAACTCCTCAGCCATAGCGATTTGGAACGCTTGGTAAGCAACAGTACCTAAGAAAAATGCAGGACGGAACTCACGGTCAGCATCACCGTAAACAGCAGATAGCATAACGTCAGACATTGACTCGTAAGAACTTTGCATAATGTCTAAGATATTTCCACTAGTGATAACTTTAGCACCTGTAGTGTTTGTATCAGTATCAAAGTCAATAACGTCAGCATCATTTTTCATTTCAGCTAATATCTGAGAACCTGCGTAGTTCAATGCTTTTTGAGCAGCCAATTTTGCGAAGTGGTCATATACCCAATTACGGAACTCAACATCCATTGTTTCAGGATTGTGTTGTCCTTTCTTTAAAGCGATACCACGGTAAGAGTTTTCCAATACAGCCTTACAGTTTTTGAAACCCCAAGTGAAAGTTTCAACACTCATTTCTTTTTCTGAAATGTTTGCTGTGTGGTTGTCAGTAAAGCTACAATCAGCAGCATCGCCTACGCCATAAGCACTAGCGGTTACTTCAAAGATTGGAACATTTACTTTGGCTTTTACGCCATCGATAAGTGTGAAGCGGTTAAGTACAGCCGCTGATTTTACCATAGAGTCGATAAACAAATCTCTGCTACGGTCACCCCATACTAATTGTTGTACTGAAGGGTCAGTTGAATTAATTGCCATTTTATATTATTTTGAAAAATTCGTTGTTTAGTTAATTTACAAAGTATTAATAAGTTCTAGGGAAGAACTTGTTAATAAGGTTTACTTTCTCAGGAGTAATCTGCTCAAAGTTAATATTCTT